GATATATTCATAAGTTATTGTCTGTATAAAATTCAATGAATCTTTCTGTTTGTTTTTTATGTAATACATATTTGTTGATGGAAACATAATGAACATGTTGTCTTTTAATTCAATATCCCAACTTCTTCCTTTACGTCTGTTGTCTTCATAATGTATTCGAACAAAACAATCTTTAACTTTAACACCATAAAGCATTGTAAAGTCTGGAGAATTTCGTAGATCCACTGGATCAACTTGTAATAAAGGAATTGTTGTTTCCGCAGGTTTATAGATATTTCCCCACGTTGATTTATTAATTAATTTAATACCATATTCAAGACCGATGTGATCTCTCATATATGTATTTAACATATCCCAAGTTCTTGAAAATGGAAATTCTGAATTTGTAAATGTTGATTGTAAAATGTCTCCTGATAATTTATCTCTATCAATGTCCCAATCTTTAGGCATTGTTATATCACCAAAATATAATGCTTGTTCTGTTAATACTTTCTTGTCCATACCACCACCAGATATATATTAAGCTAATCTATTTGTCAAACTCCAACCAGTTGTATTATCAGCTTGATATGCATCTTCATTCCAATCATAGCTCCATAAATGAGTTCCAGCTGTATTTTGATTTTGTTGTTCTTCAGTTAATGCTGGAGCATCTCCAATTGGAGATTGCCATCTTGCTTCTGAAATTAATTTAACCCATGAAGCAAATGGTTTTTTAGGCCAAAAAATTTCATTGTCTTCATCCCAAGTATAACCAATACCTGCATAGTTTCCTCTAAATGGAGTTCCATTGTTTTTGTGTTGATTATTAAATGTATTGTAGGATGTTTGAATCCACATTTGTGCAGGCCAATTGTTGTGTTGTTCTAAATATTGTTGTCCTACTGTTTCATCTTCAACACCATCAGCGTTTAACATATCATCATTATTCAAAGTTAATACTTGAATAACTTTACTGTTAGTTCCTAGTTTTGCGAAATGTGCCATAATTGTCTCCTATTATATATTAATTTTAATTTTTATTCAACTACTGAAATTTGTATTTAATAATAACAATTCCTGAACCACCATTACCGCCTCCACCACCAGATCCAGAGGTTCCTCCACCTCCGCCTCCACCAGTGTTTGTTGTTCCTGCAAATCCTGTAGCTGGTGGACCTCCACCATCTCCTCCACCACCAACACCGCCAGCACCACCACAATTACCAGGTGAACCAGGGGGATAAGAATAGGCTCCACCTCCACCTCCTCCAGCATAAACTCCTGAATTTGGTTGACCAGGATAATTTGTACTTACATCTTTTCCAGCACCACCAGTTGTTCCAAATCTTATAGGGCCACCTGGTGCACAACTTCCTGCTGTAGTTGCACCGCCTCCTCCTGTAGCACCCTTTCCTCCAGGTGCTAGAGTATAATTTCCTCCAGGATTTCCTTGAGGTGGACTAACGGGAGGGGTATTACCTGCTCCTCCAGTCGCAGGACCACATGCTGCTCCTACTCCTCCTCCTGAACCTCCACTTACTCCAGTTCCAGGTCCTACAGCTGATCCTCCACCACCTCCAGCTGAAGTGTATGAAGTTGATAATGCTGCTACTGAATTAGAACCAGATGACCCATTTCTAGGAGGAGATATACAACCGCCAGCACCACCACCCCCTACTGTAATTGGATAACCCGTAGCAGTAACTGGAATGGATGTAAGGTCTCTTAAACCACCAGCTCCTCCACCACCTGAGTTATAACCACCACCAGCTCCACCTGCTACTATAACAGTGTCAATAGTATCTGATCCAGAAGCATTTCCAGCACATGTCACTGTAAAAGTTCCTGGACCAGTAAATCTATGAAATTTAAAATCTCCTACAGTTGTAATTGTACCACCTGTAGCAGTGACATATTGCGGGCTAACAATATCATCAGCTTGTGCAGCATCAATTAATAACCAACCTTGTGTTGCATCAACATAAACTAATACTATGCTTCCACCTTCTGTGTTTATTTTAGCATCAGCTGCATTTCCTTGAATATTAGAACCGTTACGACCAATTGTAATATTATTTGTATCTGCAGTATTTGCGTAGTCATCAATACCTACCACATCTCCTGCACTTGGTGACGATGGCAGTGTAACTGTAATAGCTCCTGAAGTTGTATTTACAAAATATCCATTTCCACTTACTGCAGTGAACCCTGAAGTTTTAGCAGTCGTGTCCCATGTAATGGCACCTATATTACTAAAAAGGCCATTATTTATTAAAGTTGTTCCGCATGAATTTACACCCATTGTTTACCTATTGAAATTTGTATCTAATGATAACAATTCCTGAACCACCAGATCCAGCTGTACCTGGACTTGCTGGAGCTCCACCACCGCCACCGCCAGTGTTTGTTGATCCATTATATGGAGGTGCTCCACCTCCACCACCACCTGTTCCACCTGCTCCACTTGTAGTTCCTGGAAAACCATCTCCTCCGCCACCACCTCCAGCATAAGCTGTTGGACTTCCTGAAATTGATGTAGTTGCACCATTTCCACCTGTGCCAGCTGCTCCGCCAGGTCCATTTGTTCCACCTGCAGCAGTAGCTCCACCACCTCCAGCTGCTCCATAAGGAGAAGAAGTAACAGTAAGAATTCCACCTGGATTACCTTGAGGTGGACTCACTGGAGGAGTATTACCTGCTCCAACATTTCCTGCTGAACACGCTCCTCTTACACCTCCACCAGATCCACCAGTACCACCTGTAATTCCTGGTGTTCCACCACCTCCTGCAGAAGTTATACTTGAAAAAATAGATGCTGATCCATTAGCTCCTTCTCTAGGAGAACTTGTTCCTGCAGATCCACCCCCTCCAACAGTAATTGGATAACCTTGAACAGAAACAGGTAAACCATCTGGGGCATTTAATGGACTAGCTGTATAACAATCTGTAGATGCTTTACCTTCTCTATAACCACCAGCACCACCTCCACCACCAGTTACGGCAGTAGGGTCGGCTACACCTTCACCGCCACCGCCACCGCCACCGCCAGCTACGACCATATAAGAAACTGAATTTGATCCTTCTGCATTTCCTGCATTTGATACGCAGAAAGTTCCTGGACTTGTAAAAGTATGAATTTTAAAATCACCACAACAAGTTACTGTTCCACCTGTTGCAGTTATAAATTGTGGAGAAACAATGTCAGTTGCTTGAGAAGAAGATGTAACCTTCCATCCTTGTGTACCGTCGACATAAACTAATACTACAGATCTACCTTCTGTATTTATTACAAAATCTGCAGCTTGACCTTGAATATTAGATCCATTTCTTCCTATGGTGATGTTGTTTGTGTCAGCTGTATTTGCGTAATCTTTAATACCTACGATATCACCTGCAGAAGGTGAGCTCGGAAGCGTTACTGTAAATGCTGATGATGTAGTATTACAAAAATATCCATTACCACTTACAGCAGTGAATCCTGAAGTTTTAGCTGTTGTATCCCAAGTGACTGCTCCTATATTTTCAAAAACTCCTTGGTCTAACATTGTAGTTCCGCACGATACTACTCCCATTATGAATCTCCTTCTATTTTAGATAAATTAATTTTGAATTTTTCTCCAGATATATTATTTATCATGAATATATTATCTTTTCCTTCTTGTAAAGTCCAGTTGCCTTTTGTGCCATCAACCATGTTTCCTTGATTTTTAGCTTCATTAGATAAATGTAAATCCCCTGTATATAAATTTCTCCATACATTTCCTGAAGCTCCTAAATCATAAGTATCATTTGCACCAGGTACAATATTTCCTGTAGCAGTTATGCCTCCTGAAGTAACATCGCCAGCAGTGATGTCTCCCAAATCAGCTGTGATATCTACAATATTAGTTCCGTCAGAGTATAAAATTTTATATCCTTTATCGGTAGCTGACCATGTGGCACCTGTCCCAGAAGTAGTTTTAAAAGTTACTGTAAAAGCACCAGATGTTGCATTTTCAACTAAATAAGTTTTTTCTATTGAATCTGGAATAACTACATTTACATTAGTAGTAATGGTTCCAGTTAATCTTAAAACTTGATTTTTACCATTTGATAAAACACCATTTGAAAAAGTTAGAGTTGCACCAGTAGTTGCATTTAATCCTACCGCATCATAACCACCAATCGCTTGCTCAAGAATTAGTAAATTAGTGTTGGTAAACTGTCCCCAAGTTCCTGAGTTTTCTCCGGTTTGTTGTACAGTTAACTTTAAACTAGCTGATGTTGAGTTTGCCATATTTTAAATTCCTTAATATTTCCATTATAATTACATTATTATCTAAATCAAGCCACTTCTTTCCAACCTGGAGGATCGGTAGGAGCGCTTCCTGTGTTAACTTCTGTCCATACTACATTTTCAACAGTGTTTAATGTCATTGTCATCTCAATTCCTGTTGGTCTTGCTACTGAATCTGTAGCTGTAGCAGTTCCTTCTTGCATTGTTAGGTCAAAACCCGTTAAATCTATTAAGCTATTAGCATCTGCAACTGCTGTTCCAAGAGTAGCTGTTATAGCTTCTCCAGTTAAAGTAACATTTGCATCTGCACCTACGGTAACATTATCTTCCTGCATAGTCAGGTCAAAACCAGATAAGGTTAAATTAGCGTTAGCTGTAGTAGTAACACTACCTTGAGCCATAGTCATTCCTATGCCTGTAACATCTTCCGTCACAACATCTGTAAACCCTTGAGCTGTGCCTTGAGTAATAGTTAAAGCTTGTCCTGTTACATCAACATTTGCAATACCGGTAATTGAAACAGAACCTAAATTAGAAGTTAAAGCTTCACCTGTTGGAAATGCTACAACTCCAGAAAAAATACCAACATTACCTTCTGTAATAGTTATATCTTGACCTGTTAAAGAAACATTTACATCAATTACTATATTTGGAGATGTTTCTGCAATAGTAAGTTCTTGACCGGTTACTGCAACATTAACACTTGTTGAACCAGTAGCTGCAAAAGGACTTTCTGCAAAAGCTGTTATACCAAAAGCCATGAGCTACTAAACCTCTTCTAATTTGAACTTATATTTTTTACCTGATTTGTTATTGAATAAATAAAGATCTTCAGCACCCTCTTGAATAGTCCAATTACCTTTTGTACCATCAACTGCATTACCTTCTTTTTTTGCTTCATTAGATAAATGTAAGTCTCCAGTGTATAAGTTTCTCCAAACGTTTCCTGATTCACCTAAATCATAAGTGTCATTTGCTCCTGGAACAACGTGACCTGTAACAGCTAATTCTGAACCATCAAATGTTAAATTAGCTTCTGCGTTCATGGCATCTGTGCCCGTTGCAGTTAAAACTCTGTTGTTAGAGCCATTAGTCATAAAGTCTGATACATCAACAGCGACTGTATCTGCTGCTACATCAATACCTGTACCCGCACCAACATTAAGTGTAACAGAACCTGAAGCACCACCACCTGTTAAACCATTACCTGCTGTAACGCCTGTAATGTCTCCAGTGTTAGTAGTATACCCAGCGTCATTATTAAAACCTGAATTATTAATATTTGCTTTAGTTAGTTTCTTTTGATTATTAGAAGCATCAACTACAACAAAAAAATCTCCATCAGCGTCTGATGTAGATGTAGTTAATTCTGAAAGATCAACATCTATTTGATCTGCTTGAACATCTATTAAGTTTCCAGCTCCAACATTTAATGTAACATCTCCAGAAGATCCACCACCTGTTAAACCATCCCCTGCTGTAACACCTGTAATATCTCCAGTAGTTGGAGTTTGATATTCTAAAGCAGTTCCAGCTCCATTAACTGCAAGAACTTGGTTTGCAGTTCCAATAGCTGTTAAACCTGTACCACCTTTTGTTGTTGGTACTGTTGGTAATCTATCTGATGATAAAGTTCCTGAAGCAACGTTTGAAGCATCAAGATTTGTTAAAGCTGAACCATTTGCTGCAGGAAGTGTTGCTGGAAATCTTGCGTCAGGTACTGTACCTGAAGCTAAATCATCTGCGTCTAAGTTTGTTAAATTAGCGCCACTAACTGCTGGAAGTGTTGCTGGAAATCTTGCATCTGGAACTGTACCACTTGCTAAATTAGTTGCATTTAAATCTGTAAGCGCTGAACCATTAGCTGCTGGAAGTGTTGCAGGAAACCTTGCATCAGGCACTGTGCCTGAAGCTAAATTATCTGCATTTAAATTTGTTAAGTTAGATCCATTGTTTGCAACAATGTTTCCACTTGAATCTAGTATGACTGCTTTGGATGCAGGAAGGGTACAGAAAACATCTTTAGTACCTGCAGAAAAATCTACCGCAGAGTCACTATTAGATGATGATATAATTGTAGTTCGAGCTAACGTTCCAGCACCAACTGTACCTAATCCTACTTCAAACTCACCATCTTCATTTACGATTGAATAGTAAGTTGTATTTGTATTTCCAATTGCTGTTGAAAACGTTTCAAAACCTAATACTGCTCCTGCAAGAGTAAAAGTACCCGTGCCAGTAGTAGTAGAGGTTTCTTTAACTCTATCATTGACAACCAATGCCATTTAAACTCCTATTAACCAGAGATTCTTAATATAGCTGCCGCTGTAGTAAATGCCGGAAACTGTATTGTAAAAGTTCCTGATGTAGCTGTTTTATCTGCTCCAAAATCTAAAATTGCAACTGCTGCATTAGTAACTGCAGAAGATGTATTGTAGATCATTGCACCTCTAGCTGTCAACGTTACACCTGTGAATGATAAATCTGCAAAGTCCACAATTGCAACACCTGATGCAATTGAAGTATTTTGACCTGCTAATGGATCACCACCTGATGCGTAAGTACCTGTGTTCGCAACTTCGTTTGTAGTTGTGAATGAAGTAGTAGCTGAGTTTAGAGTTGCTGAAGAAGTATAAAGAGCTAGTTTAAAAACATCACCACCTGATGCAAAGTTTGCATCACCTTCTAGTAATTGTTTTTTAAACGCATTTGCAATCGCTTGTGTTATAGCCATAGTATATCTCCTTATTGTTTTCCTATTCGAGGAACACCTGCTTGATATTCATCTCGTCTTCGTCTTCCCATTTGTTCTATTGAGAATCCTTTGACGGCTTCAGCGTATTTTTTATCATATAACTGGAGCATGTCAACGGGCCCTTTTAAAAAGCCGTAAGCTTCTACTAGGCATGCATACAATAAACCGTTGGGAAAATTTTGGCTTAGGTATGTAGTGGTATTTGTAGCAGATAAACCGGGGTCTTTCAAGATATAGTTTAACTGAATTGTGTAAGTAGCATCTGGCGTAGGGGCTACTACAATGTTTTGTTCATCCCATAAGCTGTAATATTTAGGTACTCCAGTAGCTTCCGTAGGATTAAATTCTGACATAAAACTTGTATCTCTATATTGTAAAAAATCTCTATTGTTTGGTTGAGAACTTCCATCTGAATCAATAATTTGAGCAGATCTAACAATTAATAAACCTGCAGGTCTTGAAATAAATCTATCTGAAGTAATTAAGTTAGCTGTTGCATATCTTCTGTTGTTATCTGAATCAACTTCTCTAAGAATTTTAAATTCTGCATTTTCAATAAATCCATCTATAATAGTTGAAGTTAAAACATTTGCATCTACTTCTGTGTAGTCTCTAATTTTTTGTACTAATTCTGTGTATGTCATGCTCTATCATTAACAGGTCCAGCTAAACATTGGAACCCGCCTCCCGTTTCTGTGCTACTTGCAGCACTGATTAAATTAAAAGTAAAACTGTTAAATTCTGTAACAGTTGAAGGTTGTCCCGCTTGTGCTACTACTGTTGGAACCATCGTTACTGCGTAAGC